CGACGAGATGATCGTGGTCAGGCCCGACAGGACCGGCGTCGTATCCGCGACGCTCGCGCGGATCTGCACATACCGCTTGCCCTCGACCAGCGCGAGCGCGACCCAGGAGCCGGTGACGGTGCCGTCGGCTTGGGTGCCAGTTTTCATCTCCAAGGTGACGGTTCCATTCGCCACCGCCGTCACCAGCGGCGTGAAATTCACATCGGCCCCGAGATCGAGGACCGGCGTCTCGTAGCGAAGCGGGCTGTTATTGGTGAGGATGTTGTCCCAGGTCGCGGGCAGCGACGACCAGGCGCTCGGGAGGTTCGACCAGTTCTGGCTGCTGGTCGCATGAAGCGCGTTGTCGGCGTCGAGGAAGCACGAGGTCTTCGTCCCCGGCCATGACAGCGACTGCTCGATCCGCTGGAGCAGCACATCGCGCAGCGGCGGATCGCCGAGCACGACGGACGAGATGAAGCGCGCGTCGGTGCTTTCGTTCCCGCTGCTGTCCACCGTCTTGATCGCGAACCAGTATGTCCCGCTCGCGAGATCCGCCGTCTCGTAGGGCGACGAGATGAGCAGCCCTTCATGCAGCGGCGTCATCGAGGACCAGTCGGTCGTGCTGCTGGTCTTGTAGCGGATGCGATAGCCGCCGCCCGACCGCACATCCGCCGGGAGGCTCGCCAGCGACCATGTGAACCGCCGCGTTCCGTCCGCGATGCGCGCGACCTGGAACGTGTCGGGACGCGGCGGCGGCGCGCTCTTGCCCTCGACAACGTGGCCCGTCACGGTCACCCAGCCGGACACCACGCCCAGGCCCGAGATCGAGCGGACCCGCACATCGTAGGCGGTGCCATCTTCCACCGGCGCGTTGTAGCCGACCGAGACCGACGCCGACGACAACACGCTATCCCATGTTGCCTCGGTCGATTTCTTCCAGGCCAGTTCGTACTGCGCCACGCGCGCGTCCGATGGCGCGGTCCAGGTCGCCTTGATGCGCGACAGGACCGAGCCCTCGGCTAGCTGGAGGATCTCGGCGTCGCCGCTCGCCAGGACCAGCGACGACGGCGCGGAGACGCTGAAGGGGTTCGGCAGGTCGGTGTCCGGCGCGGGATCGACATCGACCTCGTCGGTGCCGGCGGTCCAGTCGTACACGGTGGACGCGATCTCCCGCAGGTCGAGATCGACGCCGAGACTACCGTCGCCATCGGCCACGAAACGCAGGCCGGTGACCTCGAATGCCTTCGCCGTCCAGCCCATGCGAGTGTTCGTGATGCCGACGACATCGCCAGGAACGAGCCGATACGCCGTCAACTTCGCCGCCAGCTGCACACTGATCTGCTGCCGCGCGCGGCGTAGCTCGATGCGCGCGAGACGCTGCGCGGTCGCCGCTGAGGTGGTGAAGGGGAGATCGATGTCGCGCCAGAGCCGCTCGCCGCCGTCATCAGTGACAGCGGTCGAACTTGAGACCGGCGGGAAATCCGACGCCTGCCACTTGTTGTCCGGGCTGACGAACGTGCCCTTGACCCCGTTCGCCAAGTCGCGGCGGCTCAAGCGCGACGACACGCGGATCGGTCCGCGCAGGTCAGCCTCGGTCAGCGTGATCGTCGGCGCGGTGTATGCGCCAGCGAAGATCGACCATGTCCCGCCGACGAGCGACGCGCGGCCAGCCATCGCGCCGGTCATCGATGCGATGATGTCGCGCGGGCGCTGCGAGGTGTCGAACGTGCCGTTCATGGTGTAGCGGTCTTCGGTGCCGCCCGCCGCCAACGACACGTTCTCGTCGCAGATGTTCGCGGCGGCGATCAGATCGGCTTCATCGATGCGCGTGGCATAGTCCACGCCCAGGCCGCGTATCGGATCGGTCAGGTAGTCGGCCAAGCAGAGCGCCGCGTTGGCGCTCCATGCGGTCGTGCTGGTGCGCGGGTCGTAGACCTTCTTGCCCTTGATGATGGCGGTGATGTTCGGAATGCCGGACGCGAACAGGTCGGAGTTGTGCGTCAGTCGGACGTACACGCACGCGCGCCCACGCTGCCGGTGATCAGCGGTCCATTTGTCGCTGGCCTCGGTGATGAGGTCGGCGAACGCCGTCTGCGTGTCGGTGCCGAGCTTCTTCTGCACGCGGACATATCCGGCGTATTTGCCCGTCGCGTTGCCGCTGCCATCAAGCGGGACGACCTCGTCATCGAAATATATGTCGCCGATCTCCTCGCACTCATGACCGGCGAGCGTGATGATGAGGTGCAGCTTGGAATTGCTGTCGGTGGTGTGCAGGAACGTGATCGCACCGCCGGTCCGCACCTGCCCGTAAACGACACGCCAGGGCGTGATCGGCTCGCGAACGGTCTGCGTGCGCTGCGCGCCCGCGAACGGGTCGGAAAGCTTCGGTAGCTTCGGCTTGAAGATCGAGCCCGCAACGGCCGAGATTGAGATCGCGATCACGGCGTTGACGGCGAACGCGCCAACCGTTGCGGCGGTTCCAGTCGCGCCGAGCGCGGTGACGACGATCAGGCCAATGTCAGGCATCGCCGACCGCCCATGCAGCGACGATACGATGCGCTGGCACCATGACGAGCCCGCCCTCGGTCGTGCAGGCCACGCGCGACCCGACCACGATGCCCGCTGCCTCCATGCCTCCGATCTCTACCAGCGCCACATCGCCGCGCCGGGCCATCTTGACGTTGTTCATCGCCGGGCCGAGCGCCTTCGTCCACGCAGCGCGCAGGCCGCCGCCGGAGATCAGCCACAGCGTGTCGCGTGCTCCGGCCTCGTCGACGTATTGGCCGCGGTAGAGCGCTGCCGGGTCGGTGTCGGTCATGGCCAGCACGCAGTCCGCGGCGAACAGGCCGCAGTCATGCGAGCCCCACTTGAACGGCTTGTCGCGCGCCTCTTCCAGCGCGGCGGCGAGGCGGGAGGGCCAGTCTTCGCGGCGGGTCAGCATCAACGGCCCCACGTAATCTGCGCGTCCTGGAGCGCGGCGACGTAGTCGAACCCGAGGTCGCCGGGGTAATCGATCGATTGATCTTCTGGAGTATAGCGACGCTCGCGAGGTCGTTCTAGGTCGATCAGTTCGCTCTCGTAGCTGATCGAGATCGTGGCAGTGGTCGGCCCGTCCTCGATGGCCGGGACATCGAGGCGACCCTCGAACTGGAGGACCGGGTCCGCCACGATGGAGCCGCCCGAGAAGAAGGCGAGGTAGACGCGGCCGGTCTTGCCCGACCGCGCGTCCCCGAGGGCGACCGCGAGCAAGTCAGACGGGATGCCGGACAGCGAGACCGTCAGCCCCGAGGCCCGGATCTCGTTCGTCTCGTCAATGCTGGAGATGCCGAGCAACGTGCCGACGCCGGACCACGTCTTCCCGTCCCATGACAGGTTCCCGACGCCGGACCAGAGCCGGACCCAGCCCGAGGCGAATTCGCCCTCGAACAGTAGGCCGACCTCGACGGACGCGGCTTGCAGCTGCGTGATGACGCCAGCGGTGAGGTCGCGCGCCATCAGATCGCCTCGACCGCACCGAAGGCGAGCGTGTAGCGCAGCCCTGCGCCCTGAAGTGCCCAGCCCTGCGTGTTGCTCGCGAGGCGGAACAGGCCCTTGGCGGCGCTCGTCGTCACGACGGCGTTGTCCGCCGGGCTCTCGCGCAGACGCGGCCATATGTCGAGCGTGATCTCGCCGCTGCTCTCGGTCGCATCGACGAGCACCTTGTAGAGCCGGTCGCCGATCTGGAGATAATCGCCCGCCTTGACCGTCGCGCCCGCCGAGAACCCATCGACCAGCAGCGTCTCGCCGGTCTGGCCCGCGCCCTTGACCAGCGGCGTCCCCGCCCATGTGCCACGCGGTGTCGCGCCGCCGGGATCGGCCAGGCGGAACGTGCCCCAGGCCCCGCGCAGCGAGGCCAGCGCGGCGATCCATTCCTCGGCTGCCGGGCGCTCCATTTCGGCGACGGTGATATCCGCTTCCCACCGCGCGCCCTGGTGTCTGACCAGCTGCTGCTGGAGCGTGAACGGCGAGGTCGAGACGCCGACCACGTTTGACATGCGAAGCTCGACGCGCGCGTAGCCGCCGGACGTCGGAAGGCTGATCGGATAGGAGATAGCCATGTCTCAGGTCCCCATCGCCGCTGCGAAGGTGCCGCCGCGCATCCTGGCGTCGGCCACCGCATCGACGGTCTGGCGTTTGATCGCCGGCATGAGGGCGGCGATCTCCGCGCGGACGGTCTGGGCGACGCCGACCGAGATGTTGATGGTCTGATTGACGACGGTGCCGCCGGTCTGTCCATTCGGGATGATGCGGCCCGACTGCGCCGGCATGAACAGTTCCGGCCCCTGCTCACCGACCAGATAAGCACTGCCCGCCTCGACCGGCCCGCCGAGAGCACGAGGCCCGCCGAACGGAATGCTGGTCGATCCGCCCGGCCCGCGAATGTCGCCGGGAGCCCCACCGAATAGCCATGAGGACGCGGCAGATAACCCGCCCATGACAAGCCTTGCCATTGGTTCCGTCACCGTCTGCCGCATCACGATGCGCGCGAGATCCTGCGCGATCCCGGCCAGCACGCCGCGCAGCTTCTCGCCGCGCAGGATCGCGTCCTCGAAAGCGGACTGGAACGTGAAGCCCAGATCGCGCGCTAGGTTCTCGTTCTGGCGCGTCTGGCGCTCGATGCCGGTCAGGTATTCGGTCTGCTTCTCGGTGGCCTTTCGGAATGCCTCGTCCGACATCGCGACCAGCTCGTTGTATCGCTCCTGGCTGATGATCGCCGCGTCGAGCGCCTGGGCCAGCAGCGCCTGCTGGTCAGCCCAGCGGCGGGTCGCGGCGGTCAGCGGGTCGAGGGCGTTTTCGAGGGATGTGACGTCGGCGAGAAGGCGCTTCGACGCTTCCTCACGCGCGCGGGCGGCCTCTTCCTCTATCCGCCGACGTTCTCGCTGCTTCTCAAGGATGCCGTCAAGCTGCCATCCCTGCTCGCGCTCTTCCTGCGTCCGATCTGCTGCGGCCTTTCGCAGTTCATCGTATATCGGGATCTGCTCTCGGAGGGCCTTGATCTGTGCTTCAAGAATGGCCGGCTGCGTCGCGCCGACCATCGCAGCCGCGCCGAACTCGTCGCCTGTGCCGCCGATGCCCTGCTGGATGAGAGCGTCGCGAATGGCCTGAGCTTCTCGAAGCTGCCCCTCAAGCTCCGCGAGCCGCCGCCGTGCTCGATCTCCGGGATCTCCGAGAGCGCGCTCGGCGGCCTCGTCGTTGTATTTCTTGATTGCATCGGTGAGCGACTCGATCTCGGATTTCGTCGCCTTCGCCGCATCGCGCGCCGCCCACATCTGATACGCCACGCCACCAATAGCTAGCGCCGCGCCAGCGATTGCGCCGCCAGCGCCGAAAATGCCGAGAAACTGCGATCCCTGTTGTACCAGCGCGGTGACGGCGGATGTTCCACCCGCGACCTGAGATGCGAAGTCACCGACCTGATAGCCGCCCTGCTGGGCGATGTATCCGAACTTGAGCGTCGATGCTCCAGCCGCCGCAGTCGCCGCCCCCATCGCCGCCGTCGCAGTCGCCGCCGACATATACCGCTGCTGCGCGAGGCTGATAATCTGCGCGCCGCGCTCCTGCGAGATGCGACCGCGCTCCATCGCGGAGTTGACGCGGTCCACGATCTGCTCGTAGCGCAGTTGAGACGCGAAGCCCTTGTCGAGCGATGCCTGGAGGCGGTCCATGCTCGCCGCAGACGACACGATGGTCCGCGTCATTTCCTCCTGAGAGGTCGATGTGCGGCGCGTCTGCTCGGACGTTCGGACAAGCGCCTGTTCGTATCGCGCCTGAGCGGCGGCGTTCTTCGCCGCTGCGTCTTCTTCAGTAATCGCGCCGCGCTGAACGGCCTCTGCGATCAGCTTCTGAGAGCGCGCGAGTTCGTTCTTCGCCTTGGCCGACCGACGCTCGGCCTCCTCGAACGCCTGAAGCGCCTGAGCGCCTGTCAGGTTCGCGCGCTCGACCTCGGCGGCACTCGACGCCATAGCCTCGTTCGCCCGATCGATCTCCTGCGCGCCGCGCGTGTAATCGCTCGCGTCGAGGCCAGCCTTGAGGATCGATTCCTTCGGCGCGTTGATCATTTCTTCCCCTCGATCTCGCCGCGCACGGCGAAGAACTCGCGATCTATCCGCATCAGAAGCGCCACCTCATCCGGCCTCATCTCCGCGCCGGTCAGCCTCGACCACGCATCGAGATCGGCCCAGGACAGCGGCTCCGCGCCATTGAAGCCGACGCGGCGACCTTGGTGGAGATCCAGCCACGCCGACCAGATGTGCTCGCCCCAGGCAGGCAGCGGCGGCCCGTCGAGGCCCACAGGGCGGCGTCCTAGCTGCCGCGCGACACTCTCCAGGTGGTCGCGTTTGCGACCGCCCTTGCGCGGCAGGTCGAGGTCGAAACGGTGACGCGCGAAGGCGATCAGGTCGCCGTCGCGCTCAGCCAGTTTCCCAGGTCGCCTATGTGCTCCTCGACCTGTCGGCGCACCCACGCGAATGTCGGGTCGCTCATCAGTTCGCGCTTCGCCGCCTCGTCGCACTCGACATCGAGCGGGTCGCCGGCCAGCGAGTAGAGCCGCCAGCCGGTGATGAGCGCGACGAGCATCGCGACCTGCTCGGCCTCGATGTCATCGGCGGTGAGTTTCGCGGCGCGGCGGTCGAGGCGCGCGATGGCGGATGCGCGACGCTGCGCGCCCGCCTCGCGGCTGTCGAGCGACAGGCAGTCGATGTACGCCGGATCGCCATCACGCGACAGCAGCGGCGGGCGACCGGCGACCGGGATCGAGAGATAGCAGCGCGTCGGCTTGTCCACCGACGCGCCGAGACCAGCGAAACGTGACATGCTCAGGCCGCCGTGTCGTGGATGCGGATCGTCGTGGTGTCGCGGCCCGCCACGCTGCCGGTGTAGCGGAGCGCCTGGAACGGCAGCGAGATCGTCTGACCGTTCGCGCCGGACAGCGGCATGTCCGCGCCGCCGAGCTTGACGCGCGGCAGGTAGATGCAGATGGCGTCGGCGTTCGCCGCCGAGCCGCTGTCCACGCGCACGATCAGCTGTAGCTCGCTCTCGTTCAGGAAGGCATTGAAGAGGGCGAAGTCCTCGACGAACGCCGACACCGTGCCGGTCACATTCGCGCGGCCCAGGAAGATCTCGGGCGCGATGTTCTGATTGATCACCGCTTGCATCTCGGCTTCGAGATCGAGCGCGATGTCGATGCCGGTCACGATGCCGAGCGGCGACGAGCCGGCGTCCGGCGACAGGATCAGACCGTTGGCCGAAGCGCAGGCCGAGGTCGTCGTCGCGGCGGTCGGAGCGGTGAAGTAGGGCGCGGACCCGGCGGACAGCGACACCGCGTTGCGCCCCATGATCGGGATCTCCACCGTCGAGAGGCCGGTGGCCGGGAGCGACAGCGAATAGCCGGACACGCGACATTCGGTGAACAGGCGCGAGAGGTCGAGATCCTCACGGTACTCCTCGATGCCGAATTTCCTCGAGGTGAAGCTGCTGGCCGGGACGACGGTGGTCTTGCCGGGACGCGACAAGTTGAACGAGGTATCCGCCACCGCGTCGGTGGTCGGAGCGGGCGACACCGTCACCGTGCGGTTGCTCGTGCCACCGAAGGCCCGGATCACGAAGTTCCGATCGTTGTTCGCCGTCGTCGCGAGGTTCGTGAAGCGGATGATGTCGCCGACGCGCAGACCGCTCGTCACCGGGTCGCCCGCAGTGAAGACGAAGGCCGAGGTCGAGCTGTCGCTGGTGACGCTGGTGAACTGCGTGTTGCTCAGCGACAGCGCCGACACCGCCGCGTCGCGGTGCGCGGCGACGAGCAACTCGAAATAGGTGGACGGCGAAAGCTCGCCCGAGATCGCGCCCTCGACGCGCCGCAACCCGTGGCGGAAGTCCGCGATCTGCCGATCGGTCCTGATTTCCTCGGACTGATAGCTGTCCTTCACCAGGTTCAGCGACGACGACACGCGCCGCAGCACCTGGCCGCCGGACGTGCCGGGGTCGGTCGCGGTGTTCGGCTCACTGTTGGCCGTGATCGACCCGCTGCTGTAGGCCTTGTAGACGATGCGTGACTGCACGCCTTCGGAAATGGGCATGTCGGGTCTCCTTTAGCCCTGGAAGCGATATTGGAACGGGATCGACGCGCCGCGACCATACCACGCGCCGTTCGATCTAGCGGTATCCGCGATGCCGATGATCGGCCCCACGAAGGTCAGATTGCCGGCGCGTCGCGCGCGAAGCGCCACGACGGCGGCATTGAGCAGATCGAGGGTGACATCCTCGCCGATGCCGACCTCGGAAAACACGCGCACCGCGACCGCGCCGAACCAGAGCCGCTCATTGGCGAGCGAGCCGCCGCCGAACGCGCGCATCTCTTCGCGCGCGAACTCGACATGAGCATGAAGCCAGTGGCGCACCTCGCCGGGCGTCGGTGTGTCCGGATGCGCGTTCTCGTGCCAGACCACGCGGTAGATGTCGCCGTGCGGCCAAT